CAGTCTATTTTATATTACGTACATCGTGTGTTGCGTAGCAAAACCAATACCCGTAATAACCTCAATAAGAGGGGATTAGACAACAAAGCACCATCTGCGCCAGAAGTACAGTTTGGCGCATTCCACTGGTGTATTTTTGTTCATGCAGCCCTTAATTATGTTATTTCCTATGGGTTTTTCAGATTCTTCCAGATGTCTTCGGATGTTCTCAAACCTGTCTGTTTATGGCAGTCCAGTCGGATTCGATTTTCCACCAGGGGAAGCGCCTCATTAAGTAAGCGCAACAACATCGCACACTCCCGAAGGTGCTGGAGTTCCCATTTCCAATTGGTTTCTTGAAATAACTCCTCTGCGTGATGGCTCAACTGCCGAGCCAAAATCAACACTTCCTCTTTCCTCGTCATCCGCCGCCATGCCTCCCGTTGCCCCCGCAACCCAATGTGCGACGGCCTCCAAAAACTTCAACCCGACGCAGCGAGTTATTTCCCAATGCTCCGCTGAAGTTCGAGTCTCGCTTTTGCCTTTTCTTCTTCTGTCACGGGCTTTGCGGGATCCACGATGGGAGTCAAATATCTGGCCATGTCAGGTGGCCCCGACCGCCTCGTTTGGACTGGCTGAACCGAGGAGCCAGTTTTTGCTTTTTGTGGGTCCGTGATCGTCAATTCCGCCCTCCGATTTGAGGGTGGGAAGTTGAATTGGGGCGGGGGAGGAGGAACGAAAGTAGATTCTTTGTTGGCCTTTTCCGCAGCTTCAGCGATGCCCGAAATCGCCGCGCCTGTTGCAGCAGCGCCCAGACCAAACAGGCCAAGCCCTAGGATGAAAAGGGTCGCGACACCAAGCACCCAAAGGCCGACGAGTACACCAATCACCGTTAACACCCTCATTTTGAGCCTGTAAGACCGTTCGGCGTAGTGAGCGATTGCCGCTAAATCCTGCGTTTCTTTGGAAATGATGGGCTTTAGCATAATTTCCAGAATAGGCCCGAGGCCCTTCGAGTGCAACAAATAGCCTGAAATTGCCCTGACGCTGACGCTGACCCCGCACCCGGCCCTAGACTATCTACTATCTCGTTCGACTCGATAACGCTACGCCTTCACCCGTTCCCCTCGTTGCACTCGGCAACCTGACAAAATCAGAAAATCCCCCATCTACCCCGGATTTTCTGCCCTCGCTTCGCTTCGGTGATTTTGTCAGGTTGACGGGTTCGGGGCTTCGCTTCCGGGCGGTTGGGGTAATCGACTTCGTCGATTTTTTTGCATGTATATGCAAAACGATATCAAACTCACGAAGGAAGAGAAAAGCCAGATTGCAGCCCTGGAGTCTTTGATTGCAGATCTGGACACCCACATCGCACGTGGTGGCCCCGCTGCGGAGGGCGTGGAACTCTCCAAGGCCGTTGCCAGAGGGCACATTTCCGCTATTCACAGTGCCGCCCGGTGGCGGTAGCGGGGAGGGGGGGCGCAAGGCCCCTTTCTCCTGCACGAACGACCTGTATTTTAATGACTGCCGGCATGCCGCTTTTGGCCTGCCTGGTTCAAACTTTTGTATCACTATGGCAACGCGCATCTATGACGTGACCCCGGCCACGTTCTACCAGTACAACCGACACCGCCAGATGTGGGAGGCGTTCAGCCTGGACGAAGACGGCCTACGGGATCCAATCAACGAGTATTGCGAGACGGACAGCGACGCTATTCGTTCGTGTCTTGACTGGCAACAACGACGCGACAGCGACCCTATCGAGCCGCCGTTCTAACGCTGTGAACGGCTTTTGATCGCATCTAGTTCCTAGTCCTGATGCTGCATACAGGTGAGGCATTGATTATCATCCGGATCATACACGTTGCCTTTACATTCCCCTTGATTGCAATCACGGCGCTCAACCGTCACTTCGTTTCCGCAGATGAAGCAGAACAGAGTTGTACTGCCCGCCGTGTTTGGACGCAGCTGAGCCGTTTTACATTCGAGGCCAAATTCCGCGTAAGCCCTGCTACACGTGGGACATCCGTAAACTCTCTGCTTCTTATTGTACCCGAAAAATCGTTTGAGCGAAGCAGCCCCAAGTAGCTCGATCAAGAGCACGAATTCCTCAGCAACACGAAAATCGACATGCTCAAGGTCGATCGCAGAAATCTTATCTCGATAGATATATTCTCGTCGTGCGGCAGCCCAGGCTTGAGGTCCGACTAGATGCTCTGAGAGCACTAGAATTCTCTCGATCAGTGATTTTGCATTAACTTCAAGGTCCGAACAGACACTGTGCATGATAGAGTTCCGCTCTCGCCGAAGATTACTAAATACCTCCACGAACTCCTCTGGCAGTCTCGAACTCAAAAACGTGTCATGTACCTTGATCAAATCATGGGCGTCGATTGTCCGAAATTCTGAATAGTCCGTATCCTCTTTGTCGCAACGGCGAGGCCAATCCGATGGTGAACTAGCAACCAATAACCAAGGGCTTACCGAGCAGATCTTAGCCTTTAACAAAAACTCCGCTCCTTGCATCACGAGTGTCAAAGCGGTGGCCAACTCGCGCTCCGCTGCATCCCAGAATTCTTCTGCCATTTCTGGCTCCAATCCCGAGGCCCATTCGTTAGCGTGTTCAAAATCGGTGAGCACGCTCAGTATCGCACCCCATCCAAGGTTCATGTAGTCGACACCGTGCGCCTTAAAGTCTGTATCGAGAGGAACATTTCGAATCATAATCTCTAGCCTAAAATGTTACGATACCGCTGAATCTGCAAAAGCCTCCGGCAATCGAGCCTTTCCTTCTGACCATCTTAACGTAAAAATCACCCCTAAGCTCCGAGCCTTTCCCAGCACAAGAACTTTTGCGCCGGACCCCAATGTAGCCTTGCCGCGAATGTCTAAAACCCGTCGAGCGCAATGGTCCCACTTTCGGCGGTGTAACTGTTCGGGAACTCTTTCTTACACTCAGCGCTCTCGAGATCAAAAGTACCCAATCTGCGGTTCTCGTCGATGGTGCTTTGGCCGGACACGATCACTTCTTTCCCTATCCTGAATTCAGCTTTCACTTTTTCGGTCATCTGAGCTTAATAGTTAAAGTTAATACACTTTTAACGTAAATTATCATTGCTGCAATTCCTTTCTGCGCATTGCACGGTGCCTTAATGCTGAGGTCCGCCTTCCTGTAGCCGCGCCAGCCAGAACGCCGCCACGTTCTGGCACCTCAGCGCCTCTTGTCGCTGGACCACGGTTAGACTCCGGTCCGTGGCCCGTTCCCTTCGCTCGTGCCACTCGCGGGACCAGTAGCACCAGCCAAGCGACACTGCCGCCCGGTCTTCTGCCGCACTGTGATCGAACCCGGGAAAGTAAGCGCTCATGGCTTGAAAAAGTGGGTGAGATCCATCGCCTTGACTGGACCGCGCCCGACCTTCGGACGGACAAACACGACGATTTCCTTTGTCTCCGTGCCCTTCTTGACGGAGCCGAACAGGTATTTCAGCACAGGCAGACGGTTCAGCCCGGGCACCCCGGTAACGGTTTCCGTGTCGCGCTTGGTCCGCAGACCGCCGAGGAACACCGTCTCACTGTCCCGGGCAACGACGATGCTTTGCACGCCTTGCTCTGAGATGTTTGGCAGGCTGTTTCCTGATACCTCGCTGAACCCGGTGACGTCATTCTTGGACTGCTTAAAATCCAAACGGATCTTGCCGCCTTCCATGAGGTGGGGGGTTACGGAGACCTCCAGACGAACCGGGAGATAATCCGTCGTGACCACTGACGCGGTTTCCGTGACCGTCCGACCGGGCACCGGCACACGTTCCCCAACATAGATGTTGGCGGCCTTGTGGTTTGCCGTTTGCAGCTTGGGACGTTGGAGAATGCGGAAATCCTCCAGCTTGGAAAGCGCCTGGACGACTGCGCTATAGTCCTGCCCAACTTGCCCGTAGAGGGTGAGGCCCTCGCCCCCATAGAGAGCAGATGCGCCGGATCTGACTTGGGCCAAATCGGCCAAACCCGCGCCCCGGATGCTGCCAGCCAGACGAAGGCCGTCGGTGGCCTGCGTGAAGATCTGCGACCAGTCTACGCCGGCACTCTGCCCATCGCTCAGCGCGTACTCTGCAATGATCACCTCTAGCTCGATCATGGCCGGATCGACATCCATTTGCAGCGCCACCTTTTTAAGAGCCTCACGGCCCGCCTTAGTGCCGTAGAAGGTGACAGCATTCCCGGCGACGTCCTGCACCACACGGACCCCGAGAACGTCAGCAATGCCACTGCCAGAGAGAGGCATAGAGGCTTGTGGGGCAATCTGGGTTGATTGGACCGGGACCATGCCCAGCGGTGAAGCCTGATTGATTCCGAAGCCTGAACTTTCCGGAAGGGCCACACGCGAAGGAATGCCTGTCATGGATTGCGCCTGGGTGATGGCCTCGACGAACTCGGAGACTGGCAGGAAGCGGAACACCACCCGCTCGGCATCTTCGCGGGTTTCCTCGCCCTGCACCTTTGGCACCGAGCGCCACACCACGGAGTTTGTTGTGTACTCGAACCCTATGCCCTCCAAACGGAGACTTTCCTCAATCCATTTGAGGGCTGCGGACTGTTCCAACGGACGGAAGGCACGGACCGTAACTTCCGTGTCCTGCACCTCCGGGTGCACCATCACTCGGATGCCAGAGACCTCTTCATACACCTGCCCGACTTCTGCAACGGGGACGTTCTGAAACGACAGGGTGACCAGACCAGCGAGAACGGCAAGATTCATACTTAGTCAGCGTGAAAAGCTCTCAGCGCCCGAGCAACGAACTCAAACCCTGACCCAATGAGACAGGCAACGGCGAAGACCCCGAAAAGGGAGCCTGCGAGATCTGCGAGGATTGTATCCATGTTTTTCTTTCTTGTGTTGTCCATGGCCGAGCTATCAGCCTGCGGCCTGTTTTAGTTGTAGCGTAAAAACGCCCCCCGACTTCGACGAGGGCGACGAGGTTTTCCCCTCGATAGCTGGCACCGATTTCCAGAAGCACGCCGTCACGGCAAAAGACCCGTTGCCGGGTCTTGTCGTGCGCGGAAATAATAAGGTCGTCTTCAAGCCTCACGTTCCATTCCACGCCCTCGACGTGATAAGTCACAGTGTCGCGGGGCAGGACCGGAGCGAGTGCAGGTTTGCCGCTGAAATCTGCGGGAACCGGGGCCGTGGTTGAGCCAGCGCCCGAACCTATCGAAGCGTTGAGGTTCTTTTCCTCTTTGCGTGCTGCCGAGAAAATGCCCTTCACCTGCCAGACTCCGACAACCACCGCGAGGACGAGGAACGCGAGCACCATTAGGGCCGTGCGCTTGTCCTTGTTTTTCTTGGCTCCACGGCTGGCCGTTTTCTTGAGGCCGAGCGACCTGCCGACGGTGTCGTCTGTCCTGTAGAAATCGCCAATGCGCTGACTAAAGCGGTGATAGGTGGAGCCAATGAGGTTTTTACCCTCGCCGCCGCCGTAGCGCATGCGCTTGAAGTCACCCAGGAGCGGCCTCGCCAGCCAGCCTACGAACGGGATCATTTTGACCGCAACACAGTGCACGCGGATCTCGGTGAGACGCCGCAACATCACGTCAATGTTTGCCGCTGACTGCGTGATAAAATACACGTCCAGACCCGCCTTTCTGGACCACACGAGCAACTCGAAAATATCGCGGTTGTCTCCACGCTTCTTTTGCTGGTCGTTCACGTGGAAGCACAGCGCGGCCTCATCGACCATGAGAAGGTTTTCTTTGCCTTCCTCGCCCGCGTGGATCACCGACTGCCATTCAGACGGATCAGCAGGGAGCTTGATATGCTGATCCTGCCAACCATTTTCCGCGATGGTTTCCTCATTAAGCTGCATGTTGGTATGCACCACCGCGCCTTCTTCGAAGGCCGTCAAACACACGTCCGCGCCCAGGTAGCTTTTCCCGCCACCCATCACGCCTGTTACAAGGTAGAGTGCCATAATCAGCCCACGGTTGGAATGCAGGACTTCACCATGCGGATGCCAGTGCAGACGATCTTGATGGGGATCAGCGTTGCCACCATCATGATGCTTTCACTGATGGGGAAGAAGTAGTTCATTTTCCCATAGATGACCATGAAACCACCCTTAGAACCCGCACCGGATGACTGCACGAACTGCACGCCCTGCATGGTGCTGTTCCAGAGGTTGTCATTCAGCACGATGGACCCGAGCGCGGTGAACAGGAAGATAGGTATAGCGAGCAGGGGAAACGCCTTGAGGGCCACCATGTTGGCGGCCCGGAATCCATCGCGGGTGATATTGGCAAGGGTGCGAAGGACCGAATAGATGAATTGTGTGAGAAACATAGTGTTAGGTTCTAGGTGTTAATTTGCATCTGCGAAGGCTCCACGGATCATTTTGATGGCGCTCAAGAGCATCTGCCACGAGACCACCAAAAGGATCACATCTCGGCAGAGTTGGATCCACGCATCATACTGGGAGATGTTGAAGTTGATGGACCCGAAGGGGGTGGGAATCTGGAAGTCCAAGCTCTGCCTGGAAGAAGACCCCGGGAGCACGGTGGAAAACGCATCGTCTATTGCCTCGCCCAAGATGCCGAAGCGCGTTTTGAGCGTTGTCAGCATCTCGCCCATGCCAGCCAGAAATGCGCCGTCATCTTCTGGAATGCCTTCCCCAAGCTCTCCCGGATCATCGCCGTCCCCGGTCAGAGCCTCTTTCAGATCACCCACGCCTTCGCCCACCGCTGCCGTTGCAGCCGTCCCTTGATTGATCGCGGAAATAACTCCACTCATGTCCACCTCTGGCCCACCGTCACCATCACCGACACCAGCGCCAGACTGCGCCTTGATCGCGTTCAACGTCCCCACCGCATCGACGTGAGCGGTGTCGCCGACCGCCTTGACGATGCCACCGAGCCGCTGCAACTCGGCAGTAATGTTGTTTGTCATGCTGTTTTGCTGGCTGGCGGTCGCCGCTGCGGTGCCGGATACCTGCGTATTTGCGGCTGGAGCAGGCAACGGGTTCGGACTGTTTACAACGGGCGTCGCGCCGCCCGTTGACCCCGTCGGGGGCGGGGTGGGCGTCTGCGTGGAGGGCTGCACGACTGGCTGTGACTGCGTGCTTCCTTGAGGCACTTCCTCCTGTTTGGTGCCGCCGAATTCAACGTCAGGCACCCACTGCACAAGCCCGACACCAACGGAGAAAGCACCCGTTCCGCCAGAACTGGAGGGCCGGGTGTACTGTTTTCCCCAGGACTGCCCCGGAGCCAATTCTACCACTTCGTCGGGCATCCCGGGAATGGCGTTGCCTGCCGCATCACGCGGGCGGATCGTGTATTGCTGCGGCTGGCCTGTGGTGTTCGTCAGGGACACGCCCACCTTCTGCCCAACCTCTTGCACGCCGCCGCCGGAGGTAATAGCGCCCGCCTGACTGACGCTGTCACCACTGCCGCCCGCGCCCGTGGTGCGACCAGACCCCATGTAATTGAAGGGCGTTCCCGTGCCCTCAGGAAAATAAGCGGGCTGGCTGGTCTTTCCGCTGCCGGATTCGACGGCGAACCAAGATTGAATCGGGGTCCAACCGACATCTCCATTCGCGGTGTTGGCATACCCAATGATTGCCTCAAAGGCTGCGGGACGGACCCCGCCGAGGCTGACGCTGCGAGCTCCACCAGGGTTAAAGTTGTTGGCAGTAGTGCTTTGTGCGATCAGGGATCCGCTCAAATTCGAGGCAGAACCAACGTAACGGACCATCAAGAAATAATATCGGTTGGTCCCCGATGTGCTTGGGGGCGTCCACATCGTGGTCGTGGGCTGACACACCCAATCAACCGCAAAGGCCGAATAAGAGAGATTCAGCGCGACAGCCCAAAGCGCGCCCAGAGCAACCCGAGAAAGAAAACGAGACATACAGAGTAGGGGAGTAGTTCCGCCTGCCGGACCGTGAAGGGGAGTTGCTCTACTGCGGTGCCGGCATTCACCACGACATAGCCACGGCTAAAGCTGTTTCCAGCGACCGTGCAGCTTTCCCCAAAGACATGCAGGGGACCTGTCAAAGACTGGCCACCAACCTGCACCGTTGTTTCATCTAGAACTTGTATTTCGACCATAAAAAAAGGGGAGCGAAGATTTACACCCTCGCCCCCCCCTCCAGGTTAAGGCACCTTAGATGCCACGCTGAATCTTGCGCACCACGAAGGCACCCACGGCAATGATCCCGGCCACAGGCACCAACGCAGCGAAGAGCGCGGTTGCCTGGGTGGAAAGGGAGGTCGCAGTGGCCTCGATTTCGGTGGTGTAGTCAGCGCGGGCGGTGCCGACCGTCACAAGGGCAAGGGTGCCCACTGCCAGCATGCGGCTGACGTTGCGATTGCGGGCGATTTTGCGCAGGGTGTTCTTGAGCGTGTTTTTCACTTTGGTTTTGTCTTTCTTGGTGGCCCCGGGCTACGGGGCAGTTTGTTTTGTTGTCGGCTAGCTAGGCCGAAAGTTTCAGGCCCCCCACTTGCGCCACGGCGCCCACGTATAGGAGGGTCGTTGCTCTGCTTTCCGGGCAGGTTCCGACGTCCGGGCAATGATGCGATACAGGCGACCCGCAGAGAGGGCACGCCTTGTCTTCAAACGGGAGCATATCAAGCGGGCAGTCTTTGGGGGCATCTTCATAACTAAAGAAAAGGTTCATGGTTGTTTCCTTGATCGGTGTTTTCCGTCCGCCGCTTCGCGGGCATAGCTTCTCCATTCAAGTCGCCCCTGCGGGTTCGGTCCGGGGCTCGCTTCGCTCGCCCCGTCCCTCCCCTTGGGGAACCTATCGAACGAAGGAAGTACCAGCCGGGTGCATGCTGGGGACCCACAGGCCGCCTTCATACGCTGGTGCTTGCTTCGTGCGATCAGCTGCCGCCTTGCGACGGCCCGACAGTGACAGCCCCGAGGTATCGGTGTTCTCTGTCCCTTCCGTAGGTCTTGGCTTTACCGAACCCCGCGCCCATTTTTCTACGCAGGCATTCGCCAAGATCACCTCGCGGCCGTAGTCGGATTCCTCGAACTTGCGCATTTCGTATGCGTTCGCCCGTGACCGACTCCATTCCTCAAGCCCCTTGAGAACGTATTGCACCCCGGAAAGTCGGGTGTCGAAAATACGCACGTCCGAATGACCCCCACCGCAGCGCTTCCAAATCTCCTTGATCGTGAAGCGTTCGGTTTGATTCATCCGCCCAGGGGGTAAGCCGCTGATCAGAATATGAAAATGGTAGCGTCCCTTGAACTCCCCACGCTCCTCACGAGCGGCCCAAAGCAGCTTGGAAAAGTGCACCTTGTCGATGCGCTTTCCCTCGCCGTTTTTCTTGAGGCCCTTCGCGACTTCACGCAGGAAGGCAAACAACATGTGCCGCCGACCGTCCACCTTGGGCACCGAGACGTGATTTTTTTCCCCGTCCTCTGAGCGATAGGTCAGAGTGACAAAGTACTGCCACGTTTCGAGGCTGAGGTTATAGACGTCTGGTGACATCTGTCCGACGCGTAAAGTGTGTTACTTGCTGGCGGTTCCCGCGGCCGCTTTGACCGGGGCAGAGGCGGATCCCATCGGGATCTCGTCAGCGTCCGGGTGCACCATGGCCTCGATTGCCTCGGCGGTGTGCTCGCCCTTCACGATCTGGCCACGGATCGCAATGAAGGCATTGCGGGCGGTCATTTCCTGCACGGCTACAGTGACTCGCTCGTCCACGGCTTCAGAGGGTCTTCCACCGCCAAACTCCTTGCGGAATTTCTCGGCTTTCACAGTCATGATCATGGGCGTCGTGCACCGGAAGTGCTTCGATTTGTCGCCCAGGATAAGCTGATACATGCTGACCTTCTGACCGGGGTTCTGCTTGTCGGGGAACTCCAGTTTTTCGACACGTTGGATTTCTGCCTTGATTACCATGGCTTTAGTTTTGGTTGTTGAGTTGATTGGCCCCGCTTGGGGTGCGACCAGCACGGCGGGGCGCGCACTGGCAGTTTCCGAGGCTCTTGCCGCCATCGTGGGCGGACTGGCATGTCAGGGAAATTTGACGCTGCACCGCACCCTGAAGGTCAGCGGGGTTGATGCAGCGGGCGGTTGTCCGATCATCCATCGAACGGAGTCCACCGCCAAAGTCTTGACGCCGCACCCCTCGACGGGGAGTTGCCAGGGCACGGCGGGTGCTTGACACGCGGAATCCGCCACGCGCTGGCACCAAAGAGGAGAGGGGGGCAGTCCGGCTATTTCCGCGCATGCCGCTCCCTCGTTGTGACCAATGGCACACGGGGAGTTTGGCAGGCCCGCGCTGATCTGGTCTCTGTTCGGAACAGACCAGAACGCAGGGCAGCAAGCTTCAATTCGCTTTGCGAGTCCACATTCAGGACAACACGGGTCCAGCGGTCGTGCGCTGGACTTGAGCCGACTTCACACAGGAAGCCAAAGGCTGATTGCACCAGTGACGGCGCAACGATGTTGCGGATTCTGTTCATGATAACTACGGGTCTCGTAAACCCGGCTGCTCGTAACAGCACCGCGATATTCCACAATGACTATAACGGAGTCAATTATTTTTTTGGCAAAACTTCCTCCAGGTAATTTGTAAACGCTGAGCAGGTCACCAGCATGAACTTTGCTTCAGCATGGGTCACAGTGGACTCTTCCATCAGTGCATGTCGCAAGCCTTCAGGTCCACAGGTCCAGGCATATAGCTTTGTGAAGCCCTCTTTTAGACAACTGGGGAGGGGGATCTTCTTCAAAGCTTCACCCAACGTACTGTGCCCGGTGCGCTGCCTACAGGCAGTTTCGACTGCGGAAATAGACTCTTTGATAACGTTTCGAAAGTCCGGGTGCGGGCGCAGGGCCAAAAGCTTCGCCGCAGTTTTGATATGGGTTGAGCTATGCGGGCATGAAGAAGCCATGGCCGATTCGACGGTCTGCACTTCTACTATGTCACTGATAGGTACAATCATGCCACCAATGATCCGATAAGCAGAGAATTCTTGTTCGAATGCTCGATTGACCGCCCCCACCAAGTCTTCACGCCCAGGATTCCACTTGAGCACAACAAACTCGAGTAGATCCAGCACGCGAAACCAGTCGCCCTCCAGGAAAAGGCTCTTCAATGTATCATACCCAATATGCTTGGAAGGGGTGCGATTGTAGCGAGACAGGGAGTCCAAATCCCAACCGAGGAAATACCAAATGCTGAGATAAAGCTCCTCTATCGCCTGCACTTTGGGCGTTGTGTAGTCCCACGCTCCAGAACTCCAATCGTCCCAAATATGAAGCTTCAGGATGTTCCAGACCTTCCTTCGAAGAACATCAGACAAGCACTCTAATTGGGGACTGTCGGGAGTTTTTACGTATCCGTGTCTTTGCGAAAACGTGTTCATAAATAAAAACCCGCCCGTGTTACGAGCACGGACGGGCGACAATTAAGTCTGGCCGAACAGAATCAGCGTTACGGCAAAAATAGGGGCAGCGGAGCAGCATGCAAGAGACATCTTTTCAATACCTTTATTTTCAC